TGCAGCCGATCATCCGCAGGCTGCGCGGTCAAGAGGTCGTGCATCCGCCGTACGACCGTCTGGTTCTGGCATCCGTGCCCCTGCTGGAGCAGTCCGGCGTCTTCCCCCGGCCCGCCCTTCCAAGGATGCTCTTTCACTTCGTTCGCATACAGTTGATGGACTCAGCCGACTATCGCAGAAAGGTCGGCAGAGAATACCCTCCTTGGATTGTCCGCACCAACCGGATGTATGTGCCCGTATACCATGGCTGCGCTCTGGGCTTGGCGGGCACGGAAAGCCGGACGGGCAAACCGATCCACTCCGCCGAGTCATCGAGCTGGGAAAAGACCCGCGCGTACTTCTACAAGGCCATTCGGGCCCGTGCGGGCGCAGCGACCAAGGAGGCCCGGGAACTGTTTTATCGGATCAACGACGAAGGCGGGCGCGACGGGCTCATATACGACGACGGCAGCCGACCGCTCATCGTCATCTTGGAGGGCAAGGGATCGAGGGACCCGGAATACGGGATCGTCGAGGCCCTTTGGAAAACCATCAAGGCCGTGTACCCCAACGTCGCGGCTCTCGCGGAGCTGAGCGTATGATTCTGACCGGCGGAAAATGGTTCTACAACTCGGATTTCACCGAGTGGCAGCAGGCGCAGGGGCCGGACATCCGCGACAGCCCGTCCGAGCTGGGCAGGATCCTGAGTGTGCTGGCCATGCAGAAGACCGGACCGGCATTGGCGCTGGCGCACTTCATCTACGTCCGGCAGACAACCTACCTGATCATGATGCAGGGTTGGCTGGGAGGGCGCAGGAGCATCAAGCTGCCGAAGGGCGCGGAAGAATGGACCACCATGTGGGTGCCCGTGTATGGCAAGGCGATAGCAGCGGTTTTCCCCCGGGGATCCATGACCCTTTTTGTTGTCAGACCGCACCCCGAAAAAGACCGCCACCACGGCTACCTGCTGCCGGAGTGCATCCGGCGGGACTGGGATGAAGCCGTCCAGTGCGTGCGGCGCGGCGTGGAGCGGCTGCACTCCAAAAGCCCGGTGCCGCGCTGGTTCCTAGGGTTCGGCGTGCCTCTCTACGTCAGCGAGAACCGGAGGCCGTCGCCGCGCGGGGTGCTGTACGACGCAATGCTGACGGCGGTAAGAGACCAGTTTCCTAACGAGGCCTTGTTGGCCGAAATGCTGTAAAGGAGAAGCGCGGATGATCGACCAGAAAACCGAATACTGGCTCAAGTGCAGCCCGGAGAGGCTGGCATGCGAGATTGAAATGGCCGTCTGGATGACCCAGCCGCTGCCAGAGGTGCTGTCCACCCGGGACCGGGAGCGGCTGGAGGCCCGGATTCTGGAGGTCGTGGAGCTGCTCACGGTCCGGGAGGGGTGATGGCCAAACCGAAGCTCCTTCTGCTCGATCCGGCGGAGATCGAGCTGAGCGACAACATCCGGGGGGAGATCAGCGAGGACGACGCCCGGCGCATGGCGCAGGATCTGCTTGAGGCAGGCTGTCAGCTTCAGCCGGTCGGCGTGCGCCGGGTGCCCGGCGGCGGGTGGCGTCTGGTCTACGGACACCGGCGCGTGGCCGGTTTGCTCTGGCTGCAACGAAACGCTGCTCTGCCGGAGGACAGCCCGCTGCGGCAGGCATCCGCCATCGAGGTGCCGAGCCGGGAGGAGGAGCTCATCATCCAGATCCGGGAAAACAGCGCCCGGCGCAACCTGAAGCCGGTCGAGGAGGCCGAGCTTATCCGGGACCTGTTGGCCGACGGTCGCACCGTGGAGCAGGTAGCCCGCATATTTGGCCGCAGTGCAGGGTGGGTCACCCAGCGCCACACGCTGCTGTCACTGCCGCCCGAGGTCCTACAGGCAGTGGGAAGCCGCATCAGCCCCTACGATGGCTATCATCTGGCCCGGATGAACCCCCGCGAGCGGGAGGCAAGGGTCAGGGAGCTGATTGGTGAAAAACCGGATTCGGGCGTCCGTGCTGTGCGTAGGAAACGACCCTCGTCCCGGGACGTCAGCCGCCTGCTCTCACGGCTGCGGAAGTCATGCCCGGAAGCGGGAGCACTATTAGACAACCTGATATTGTATTTGGAAGGGCAGCGTGATGGCGCGGAGGCAGAGAGACGGATCAGGGAGGTTCTGCAAAGACAATGAAATACGTCACCTATTACGACGGACTGTTCCGATGGCGCGGGCCCTACGACCTGCGTCTGGTTCCCAAGTACGCCGACTGGTGGTGGAACGTGCCCGCCCGCGAGTGGCAGACCGCCGACCACAAGAAGGCGCTCAAGCTGCAGCAGTACTTCGACGCCGCCGCCGAGGAGGAGATCCGAAGCTGGGAAGCCCGCCAGCGGCGCGAGCTGGAGGAGAGCCGGTCCGTCAAGGCCGACATCGAGATCCCCTGCCCTCCCGGGCTGAACTATCTCGATTACCAGAAGGCGGGCGTCGCCTACGCCGTCCGGCGCGACGGGACGCTGATCGCCGATGAGATGGGATTGGGAAAAACCATACAAGCCATCGGGCTGATGAACTATCTTGGCGGCGACTGCCGCAACGTGCTCGTCATCTGCCCGGCCACGCTCAAGATCAACTGGCAGCGCGAGCTGGAGAAGTGGCTGGTTTTCGACCGCAGCATCGGCATCGTCGACGGCAAGACCGGGTGGAGGGACGAGGACATCATCATCGTCAACTACGACCTGCTGGACCGCTTCACCCGGGAGCTCAGAAGCCGCGTGTGGGACGTGGTGGTGCTCGACGAGGCGCACTACATCAAGAACCCGGAAGCCAAACGCACTGTCGCCGTTACAGGCAAGCGGGTGTTCGACATGGACCGCCGCCAGTGGGTGGTGCTCCAGCAGCCTGTGCCCGGGAAGAAGCGCCTGCTGCTGACCGGAACTCCTATCTACAACCGCCCGCAGGATCTCTGGACCATCGTCGACTACTGTTTGTCGGACGTGCCCATCAGCTCTCGGTTCAAGCACTTCCAGAGCAAGGGGACGTTCTGGAAGCGCTACGCCGGGTATACCCAGACCCGGCACGGGTGGGAGTTCACGGGGCCCATGAATCTGGACGAGCTGCAAGAGCAGATGCGAGTGCATATGATGATCCGCCGACTGAAATCTCAGGTGCTCACCGAGCTTCCGCCCAAGATCCGGCAGGTTGTCGAGCTGGACGCAAGAGGAGCCTCCTCCGTCATCAAGGCCGAGTACGAGCACGCCCGGAAGAAGCAGGACGCGCTCATCGCCGCGCAGGCCGAGATGGAGATCGCCAAGGCCACCGGCGACGACGAGGCCTACCGGGCCGCCGTCAAGAAGCTGCGGCAGGCTCACTCGGTTGCGTTCGAGGAGATGGCCAAGATCCGACACGAGGTCGGGCTGGCCACCGCCAAGGCGGCGCTCGGCTGCCTTGAGGACGCCGTGGAGAGCTCCGGCAAGCTCGTCATCTTCGCCCACCACCGGGACGTCATCGAGCTGATCGAGAACCACCTGACCGGCAAGGGTTGCAAGGTGGTCAAGGTCGTGGGCGGCATGAGTTCCTCGGACAAGCAGGCGGCGGTCGACAGCTTCCAGCAAAAGAAGGGCGGAGCGGACGTCTTCATCGGTTCGATCACCGCTGCAGGCGTCGGCATCACCCTGACCGCTTCGTCGCACGTCGTGTTCGTCGAGCTGGACTGGGTCCCGGCCAACATCGAGCAGGGCGAGGACCGGTGCCACCGCATCGGGCAGGAGCAGCCGGTGCTCGTCCAGCACCTCGTGCTGGAGGGCTCGCTCACCGCACGCATCGCCCAGACCATCGTTGAGAAGCAGGAGACCAACCGCAAGGCGCTCGACAACAAGGGCGCTGGCACCGAGGAGAAGCCGGAGTTCCTCAACGAGCCTATCGTCCCCGCTGCGGTTGACAAGACCGAATCCGCGCCGTCCGCCGCGTCCACCGTGCTCACGCCGCGCCAGAGGCTGCAGCAGGAGGGCGAGTCGATGACCGATGAGCAGCGCCGTCTGACCCGCAGCGTCATCCGGTTCATCGCCGGTCTCTGTGACCGCGCCCGGAATCTGGACGACGTCGGCTTCAACAAGCTGGACTCGGCCATCGGACACCGTCTGGCACAGACCCCGGACGAGCTCTGGACGCCCGGCATGCACGCGCTGGCCAAGGTTGTCTGCCGCAAGTACCGGCGGCAGATCGTCGAGGGTCTCGGATCGGCCGTCTACGAGGGGTTGTACGGACCCGGGTCCGCCACACCGTCCGAAAGGCGGAAACGGAATCCCGAGCTGGCGGAGGACGAGCTGGACAGCAAAGTCATGTCAAGGGGAATGTAGCCATGACGGAAAAGACTGCCTATCACGGGTCCCCCAAGCCGGTCGAGAGGTTCCGGTCCGGGCACAGATCCAGACCTGACGAGAAACAGCAGCTGAACTTCGGCGTCCACTTTGCTGCAGAACCGGAGATCGCCCTGCTGTACGGGTGCTTCCTTCACCGCTGCCGCATCCGGTGGTCGCGCCTCTACGACGCGTCGCTGGTGGACGAGTGGGACAGGCTGCCCGCCGGGCACGCGGACGTGCTCCGCGAGATCATGGATCGGTCCCGCAACATCCCCGGCCACATAAGACAATGGCTGCTGGAACAGGATCTGGCCGCCACTGGCATGATCGAGAGGGCCAGCAACATTCTACCAGTCGATCATCACCGGCTACTCCGGCGCGTCGCTGGTCAAGAAAAAGACGCACGATGCCTACATCATCGTCGGTGATCCAGAGCAGCAGGTGGACGTTCTGGAGATCGTGGAGGTGCCGCAGGCTGAGTGGCGGCGGCTGGCCGCAGGCTAGCGGCACTCGGCCAGCACGACGTCGTCAGCCAGCGATGGATCGCCGCTGCCGTCGGTGAACCGCACCGCACCGCCGGAGACCGTGTAGTCGGACGCCTGCACCTGCCGGATGCCGTTGCGGTAGACCGCCCGCAGCGTGCAGCCCGAGGGCAGGGTCCAGCCGCCGTCGGCTGCGCGGGACAGAACGGCGTCGGTCCCTTGCGCTTGGGGCACCGCCCGCAGCTCCCAGCCGGTCGCCGTCTGCACAACCTCCACGCCAGCGCCCAGCGTGGCAAAGCCGATTCTCCCGCTGGCCAGCACCAGCACCCGCGCGTCCGGCAGAGCCGGACCCCGCAACTGGCTGGTGTGCGGCTTGGTCTGGGCCACCACGACCGGGAGGCTGGCGACCGCTGCAGCGGCCAGAATGCAGGCGGAGTAGACGAGCAGCTTCTTCATGGGTTCATCTCCAGACGAGAATGGCCGCCGAGTAGGTCAGCCCCGGCGGGACGGTGACAGTTTGCGTCGCGCAGAGCCGCACCACGACCGAGTCTGCGCCAGCGTACATGATGCCGGAAACCTGCTTCGGCAGGTCGGGCGGCCAGCCCGGGGCGATCGCCAGCCCGGGCGAAACTCCATGCGCCGGAAAGCTGAGCTCGGCGCACTGGCCCGCCATGACGGAGCCGAAGCTCAGGCTGCCGTAGTACCAAGAGACAGCGCCATTGCCCGATGCGAGATAGCGCACCTGAGACGGCCCGTGCACCCGGGTCTGTCCGGCCAGCAGCAGGGCGAGCAGCAGGAGCAGGGCGGCGCGTTTCATTTGAGCATGGCGTGCAGGTTGGTTGACCAGATCCTCAGTCCGTCCTCTGCGTCGGAGAGCGCCTGCCGCAGATTCTCAGCGGCTCTCAGAGCTGATTTCAGGTCCTTGAGGATCTGTCTCAGATGATCGAAGTCGATTGAGTCCTCGATGTTCTCCAGCCGGTCTTCCAGATGCTCCAACCGCTCCAGCTTCTTCCGCAGGTCCGCCGGGCTGTGTTCGGACAACAGGTCCTCCAGCTCCACAAGCTTGTCGTTCGCGTCGTTGCCGAGAACGCTGACCGCCGTTTCCCCGATCTCGATGAGCTCTTCATCCGTCATGCCAGCACCGTATGGGCGTAGACGACCCGTCCGTAGGGATCCACTACCCGGGTCGTCCGCCCTTCCTCGATCGCAAGCTGGTATGCCCGGGCGGCGGCTTCCTCAATCGACTGGTAGTCGCTGTCGTCGTACCAGTGCTCGCGGTAGATGCACCGGTACTGCACGGTGTAAATGGAGCCAGCCGCCCGTGCAATCATCTGCGGCCAGTATACATCAGGTTCTCTTTTTCCGATCCAGAACCGGATTCGTTTTCGGCTGCTGCTGGTCCTCGGCTTCATCCTCCGACGCCCAGATCTGGTCGGCTGTGAAGAACTCGTGGAGGAAGCGCTCCCACTTCTGCGGAGTCTGCTTCACCACGTCCCAGATCGGAGGGAAGGTTTTGATCACCGTGGACACGCTCAGCTCCCCCGCCTCGAGAATGGCGTCATAAATCTGGCGACCGCTGTAGGTGGGACCGAACAGCCCGGCGTCTGTCAGCTCGATCAGGCGCTCGGCGTAATCGGCCCCGTTCTCTCCGTCCATGAACGATTTGAGAAGGCTGGGCCTGAGCATTGAAAGCAGGTTGTGGTATTGGGCCATCATGTCCGGCTGCTGCTCCTGTTGCTGTGTCTGTTGCTGGTTTGCAGCCGCCTCCGCCGGAGGCGGAGGGACCGGGGCGGACGGCATCACCGGCTGCATCGGCACCGGCTGTCCCTGCCCGGTCTTGGCGACCGCGAAGTTGTGCATCGCTGCTGCAAAGGTGGTCCCGAGGATGGTAACCGCCTTGAGGATGTCCGGCAGGTACTCGGTCCAGCCGCCCTTGGACGGCTTCTCGTCATCGACGCCGAGCACTTCCCGCAACTGGTCCTTGAACTCGGCCATCTCCTTGAGCATGTCCTTGAGCGACTGCGGCTGGCTGGGGGCAGGCGCGGCTGCGGAAGCCTCCTGCCGCTTCGCAACGGCCTCCAGCAGCGCCTTCATCTGCTCTTCCTGCGTATGCAGGCGCTGGTTGGTCATCTGCACCATCTTGTCGACGTAGTCGCTGTTGACCTTGGTGATGGCGTTGGACATCTCCTTCATCGCCGTCAGGTAGCTGGTAACCATCTCCGACGCCTTCTCGTCCGGCTTCGGCAGAAGGTCCTTGATCGCGCCCACCGTCTCGGCGATCAGCTTGGTGGGGTTCTGCTGCTGCTGCTGCAGCTCCGCAGTCCTCTCGTAAGCTTTCTGCATGATCTGGTTGGCTCCTTCGGTGGCTGTCTGGATCACCGCCACCATGGGCGCGACGGCGGCCATCCCGGGATCGGACGGGGCGGGCGTCTTGCGCTCGTCCTTCATCAGCCGGTCTGTTAGCTGGGTGTACTGGTTCAACAGGATCTTGGTTACCTCGGACACGTCCTTGTCCTCCTCGTTCTCGCCTTTCTTCCGCTTCGCGTCGCTTGTTTCCTCCCTGCCGGGCACCGCAATGCCGCGGCTTTCGCACCACTGCACATACCGCTCGTTGTGGGGGTTGGTCGTGTCCAGTCCGTCCAGATCCAGCAGCGGCGGGTACTCCGTGAGGCTGTAATTGCCGACCATCGTCACCTTGCAGTTGCAGATGGTGCGCCGCATCTTCTTGCTGGCTCCGGCGTCGTTCATCTTCAGGAAGTAGTCGCCGCAACCGAACAGCTTCAGCAGGTCCTCTTGCGGGAACGGCGCAAACGCCTTGGTAACCTGCCTCTTGCCTTCGACCATGACCGGCCACAGCCGGTAGATGTAGACGACGACCCGGTCGCGCAGCGCCGGGTCCTCGTAAACCTGCTTCCAGTACTCCCAGAAGGCCGAGGGACGCCCCCTCGGGTCCTTGTGGTCCGGGTGGAAGTTGGCGGTGAACGGGGGCGGGAACATCTTCATCGGGGGCTTGGGCTTCGCCTCTTCGTCCAGCCCCCGCAAAAGGCGTGATTTTCGGCTGCGGATTTCCCGCAAGTCGGAAATCGGAGCTTCGCTCTCGCTGCCCCGCGCCTCGGGCTCGCTGGCTCCCGCCTCTTCCCGGGAAATCAGAGCCGCTTCCTCTTCCCGCTGTTTCTCCATCTGTTCCAACATGATAGCCTCCGCCGGGTCGGGGGGCGGGGCCGGTTCCGGTGTCGCTTTGTGGTTCGGCATCATACACCTCTGCATAGGCTCGAAGTCGGAAATCCGAGTATATAGGATTTTCAATCGGTTCGGTTTTCCGACTTCGAGCATAGTATACTGTATACTGTATACTGTACCTAGCGCGGATTTTCGCGCACCGGGCTACAATCCTCCCAGATGCCCGGCACCACCTACCTGCCCGGCTTCGGAGAGGTGAGGTACGACCTGACCCCGGTCGCCGATTACGGGGACGGCCAGACGTCTGCCGTCATCGGCCTGATGGCGAAGTACGCCGCCGAAGACAGCGAATCGACGGAAGTGCGTCAGGCGGTTGCCGCTGCACAGCGCCTGTATTCGGGCCTGACGCCGGAAGAGCAGGTCTACCGCTTCGCCCGCAGCCGCATCCGCTTCATCAACGACGAGGCGCTCAGCCAACCGTTCCAGCGCTGGTATCAGGACTACATCGTCGAAACCCTCATCCGGCCCCGCGACCTGCTCACCCTGCCCGTGCCCGTGGCGCAGGGCGACTGCGACGACTTCTCCATGCTCGTCGCCTCCATGCTGCTGGCGCAGGGCATCAAGGCCAGCTTCGTCACCGTGGCCGCCGACGACCGCGACCCGAACCAGTTCAGCCATGTCTATGTCGCGAGCTACCGCGACGGCAAAAGGTTTCCCATCGATGCCAGCCACGGCCCCTTCGCCGGATGGGAGGTGCAGGGAGTCTACCGCCGGACGGAGTGGCCCGTCCGCAAGGCAGTCACTCTGGATCTGGACATCGACAGGATGCGGGTTCCCCTGATCGCGCTTGGCATCATCGGAGCCGTGGTCCTGTCATCGAGGAGATAAAGACTCATGATGTACGCCGCGCAGCCGTGCTGCCAAGGATTAGCGGGAAGCTGGACCGACTGGTTCCAGTCCATCACCCAAGGGTGGAGCCAGACCGGCCAGCAGATCCTGCTCAATCAGAACCAGCCGCTGGTCATGGAGACCGGAGCTGGGGGAACGAAGGTCTACCAGACGGGGCCCGGCACCCCGGGTGCCGTGCTGCCAACACAACCATCCACGCCGGAGCGCGTCGTGCAGAGCAGCTTCTCGGGGCTATCGCTCCTGATTCTCGGCGGCGTAGCTCTGATTCTGCTGCTCAGAACACAAGGAGAAGGAGACTGAAACCATGCCACTGCGAGTAAAGAACATCGCTGCCGGATACTACGATTCCACGGGCTTCCACCCGATCCGGGCGTCTCAGGACTACGACCCGGGGCGCATCGGAGAAGCGGAGAAGTACAAAACCGCGAAGGGAAAGAAAGGCGCGAAGGGAAAGGCCAAGCGTGCGGCGGAGGTAGCCCGCACCAGCCGCGCGGCGCGGGCGACCCTGAAGCGGGCCTCCGGGCGCAGGAAGCGGGGAGAGGCGGCGCTCGAAGCCGCCAAGGCGGCGAAGAAGGCGGCCAAGCGGAAGAAGAATCCGATTCCCACCAACCGCTACGTCACGGCCAAGATCAAGCGTACGCGCAGCGGCGATCTGAAAGTCATCCTTCCCTTGAGGTAGCTCATGGCGCTTCGGCATCCGGTGCTCGGCGAATACGTCCCGTCAGTAGAAGACGTCGTCCTGCCGGACTACTCCGGCGGCGACTACTCGACGTGGCAGTCCGGCACCGCTGCGGCTTCTGGTGTCCTTGCCTCCGGCGTGGCGTCCGGCGCTCCGCTCGACGTCACGGCTGTCAATGCTGCGGGCGCAGCCCTAACCACGGCTGCGCCCACTTTTATGTCGGCAACCACCGCAGCAATCGCCATCCCGGTCATCGGCGCGGCGGTCGCCGGGGTCACCTTCTGGCTGATGCGGAACCGGTTGAACAACATCCGCAAGGAGAAGGCCACCCAGATCGTCAACGACGCCGAAGCCAAGATGAAGGAGAATCTGCAAGGCTATCTCAGCGGCCCTCGCACGATCTCCAGCCAGCGTCAGGCGCTGGCCAACTTCGACGCGCTGTGGGAGCACATCGTGCAGGGTTGCACCGCCGTGGGCGGCGACCCGGGCCGCCGGTGCATCGAGGAGCGGCAGCGGGGAGGCAGCGCCCCGTGGTGCCCGACCGGCACCGGCTGCGATTATTTCACGCTCTACCGCGACCCCATCGCCAACGACACGCCGCGCCCCGACCCGGTGCAGGCGACCATCGATCCTCTGACCGGCGAGATGGTTTCGTTCACCGGCGGCGGGCTGCTGCTGCCGTTGCTGCTGGCCGGTGCCGGGGTCCTGCTTCTGGTGTCGCGGAAGGAGGAAGAGTAGCCATGCCCATGGTTCGCTTGGGATCCGCCGATTGCCAGTGCTTCGCGCCGCCATGCCCGTGCGATATGGAGGTGGTCTACAACGAGTCCGATTGCCCGGTCGGGACGCGTGCGGAGAGAATCTGGAGCGAGACGGCCCCGGGCACCACGGCGACAACCGTCATGCAGTACCGCTGCATGCCAACGTCTCCTGTCGGCAGCTCTGGCATCCACCCGTCGTGGATGCTGATCGGTGCAGCTGCCGTTGCAGTGCTGCTTCTGTTCGGCGGCGGCGAAAAGGAGGACAACTGATGCAACTTCCGGTTCAGGGAAAGTTCGAGGAGCGGCCCGGCTGGGCGCTGCGCCCGGCGTGGGGCCAGCAGTACGGGCGCAGCCAGAGCGGCGGAGGCAAGCCCGTGTGGGGCCAGCAGTACGGGCGCAGGGAAGCCGCCGTGGCGCTGCGGCCCGACAGCCCGTGGGCGCGGCAGAACGAGCGGTCCACATGGGGCAGGCAGCGGATGCCGGAGACGCGGGCGTTCCTGCGTGGACTGGGCGGCTACATCCCAGCCGCTCCGTTCTCCTACAACCCGCTGGAGGACATGAACCTCAAGGCGCAGTGGACGAACCAGTACTACGCAAAGTCCGTGGAGTACGCGGACGGTGTGATCGCCGCGCTGCGAAGCATGGGCTTCGACGTTCAGGTGCTCGGCGTCGCCTGCGACCCCGCAGCGGGATGCCTCGGGATGATGCTCTATTCGGCCATCATCAACAAAGACGGCAAGACCATGGACACCAGCATCGGCAACCCGGTGCGGTACGACTCCCCGCAGCAGGAGGCGTCGGACATCGCCTACGTCTTCGGGATTTACGCAGTCCCGTCGCAGAGTTTCTCATCAGGGATCAACAACGACGCGCTCGTGCAGGCCGCCACAGTCCCGTCGTCGACTCCCACCTACGAGCAGTGGCTTCAGACGGCGACGCAAGCGCCTTCCGCGACCACGACGACGGCGACCGCAACCCAGACTACGACTGCGGCTGCGTCCTACCGCAAGGACGTTCAACTCCTCGCCCCCGACGGCTACCGCACCGGCGGCAGGTTCACCATGAAGATCTGGGGCAGCCCGGGCCAGACCGTGGAGATCGAGGCGTGGCAGAACGGGCAGAGCCACGGCAGAAGCGCGTTCGGCACTACGGACGCCAGCGGCTACTACGAGATCTCCGGCTCGTGGCTGCCGGAGCACGCCGGGCGCTGGCAGGAGAACGTCTATGTCGGTGGCGAGGTCGTCGGCAGGCTGGACTTCGAGCTTGCCAACCCGGCGCAGACGGAACAGCCGGGCAACGTCACCGTCACGCCGGAGCTGCCTGAGGCCAACCAGCCGCCGCAGCCGGGCAGCGGGACGCCGGGCACCGGCGGCGGAACGATGACGCCGGGAGTGGTGCCGCCACCGCCGAGCGGAGGCTTCCCTTGGCTGCTGCTTGTCGGCGGCGGTCTGGCGCTGTTTCTCTTGGGAGGGAGCAAGGGCAAATAGCATGTCACCCGGAACCATTGTCTCGGCGCACAACGTGCTCTCCACCGTGCCGGTGAGCGAGCGCTACCTGTCGACATGCTACATGCCGACAAGCGGAGTGCTGCCGTCTCAGGTGACGTTCCGCATTTTCGTCGGCGGGATGAAGGTTTACGACGGACCGGGGAGCCCGGCGACTCCGACCTGCACCCGGCTTCCGTTCCCGCAGCAACTGGAAAACGGCGGAGAAGTCCGGGTGCAGGCCCTGCGCGACGGCGTCGTTTTGGCCGAGGACGTATACCATCATCAGGACATCGGGGCTCTGGAGCGCACGCTGCAGACGGTCGAGGGCACCGCTTCCTCGTTCGACTCACAGAAACTGTTCTTCCTCGTGCTGGTGGCTGCGGCTGTTTGGTTTTTCCTTCTTCGAGGCGGCGACAAGAAGGACGAAGACAATTTCGACTTCCTGCGGAGGATCAAGGTCAGATGAACACCGGATGGATCCTGATTGGCGGAGCGGTGCTGCTGTTGCTGTTGAACCGGCGACCGTCCCCTGCGACGGCGTCCGCGCCACGGATGCCCGAGACCGGCACCCCGGCTCCCGCGTCCGGGACCGGACAGCCCGCAGCCGACGCCGCTGGTGCCATGCCTGAGAGCGTGGGCGTCGCGCCGCCGGACGAGGTACTGGAGCAGGCGGCGATTGACCCGGCGAAGGCCTCGCTTGCGGGGGAGTGGAGGGTCAGCTGGCATGGGTGGAACTACTACCGGGCTCAGGCGGCCATCAAAGCCGGTTTGTGCGCCCCGCCGTGCTCGGAGTACGCGCCGGTGTTGGGAGAGCGCGTGGGACTGACCGACAATCAGGGCATCACCGCGAGCGAGTACCACGGATACCTCTCCCAGATCGGCATGAGCGGGGTGGCATGGCGGCGCGTGGCCGCCTACAGGAGGCCGTGGCAATGATGGTGCGGAGTTCGCTTGGAACGGTTTACGACGACCCGGATCTGTGGATCGGAACGGTGTACGGCGACAGCCCCGGATACGACGTGGCCGATTACATTCCTGCGGAGAATGTTCCTGCGTACTCTGTTACTGTCACAGACAGGGCAACGGAAGTGCCTCTCGTCTACGCAGACACGTCCTCTTACGTCCTGCCCGGCGCGCAACAACAGACGCCCCATTCTGTCTGGAGCACAGCAGTTGGCGGGCAGATGACGGACGTCGCAAAGCAGGGACAGAGCCGGAGCCAGAGCGGCTTCGGCATCCCGCTACCGCTGGTGGCGGCGATTGCACTGGGATTGTTCCTCGGGCTGAGGAACTAGAGGGTTTCAGGCATGATGTGCCAACTGCAGACGAACATGCCGGGAGCGGAGGGATGGAATCCGCTGGCGAGTCCTCCGAAGGAGGCTGCCGCCGCGCCGGAGACGAGCCCGCTGCTGGCGCTCGCTGTGGCCGCCGTCCTGATCCTGATCTTGTTCAGCGGAGGTGAAGCCGATGATGCTGGCTCCGATTAGACTTGGCGAAACGACGGATCCCTGCGGATCCGACTCGACCATGTGGGTGGTCATGAAGAGCACGGAGAACGGGAAGTGCTTCAACGTCTGCGTGGCGGACCCGACACAGATGTTCGAGGTCAGTTGCCCGGAGGCTGGCATCGAGACCGGAGGCATCAAGCCGAAGACTCCGAACCAGAGTCCGATGTCCGGTCAGACGATCATCCAAGGCGTGCCCAACTGGGTCGTCATCGGCGGAGCTGCTGTGCTGGGAGTGCTGCTGGCCAACAGGTGATCATGATGGAGAACCGCACCGGACGTCTGGATCTGTTGCTGCTCGGCATCGTCGAGCGGATCGCCAGCCGGGACCCTGTCTACGCGGCGGTGTACCAGACGTTCGAGCCGGAGATTCGAGCCGCGCTCGGCAATCTGGACTCCCCGCGCCTGCGCCGGGCGGTCAAGGCGCTGGCTTCCGGCGGCAGGGAGCAGGCTCGAGTAACGGGGAAGAGGAAAGAGGCCGAGCGCAAGCCGAAGACGGCTGCGCCCCGCAGGAAGAAGGCTGCGTTCAAAGCGCAGGTGCGAATCGCCAAGCCCAGCACGGAGCCGGTCGAGGTTGTGGAGGCAGAATGGGTCTCGTAGCTAAAGTCAGGATGGGAGCGTACCCGGAGGATCCGTACTACGATCCGAACCGGCCGTCGTGGCTGCCTTACTGGATCGACACTCCAACGGAATCCTACCGGAAGTACAAGTACTATCTTTACGAGCTTCCAGCCACTGCGGACAAGCCGTACCCGGATCCGAATCCGCCTCCGGCTCCGTCGAGCCCGTCCAGCTTGGATCTGGAGCATCAGCTGAGGACCGGGGACGTCGGGTCGTTCACCCCTGCCGACCAACTGAATCAGGATCGGTCTGCGTGGAACCAGTGGCGGCAGACCGCGATCCCCGAGACTCCGCTGGAAGCGCTGCGGAGGCAGGAAGAGGAAGAGAAAAAGCGGTCCGAGGAGGGCGGCCTGCCTCTCTGGGCGTGGCTGCTGATCATCGGCGGCGGAGCTCTGGCGCTGGTCGTGGCGCTGAAGCCCAACATGCCTAGCGTAAGTTTCGGTTCGAGGTGAAACTATGCCGTTCATCAACGTACATCCCGCGCCGGGCCTAGGGGAGCTGACTCCGGGCTGGTTCATCGTGCCCAACAATCCGTTCCAGCTGCGACAGCCCGTGGCACGCACCACAGGCGTCGGCGAACTGGTCGCGGCGCACTGGACGCTGCCGCAGAATCCGCTGGCCAATCAACTGGCCACCATCGGCCTGCCCCCGGGGCAGAGTTCCCAGAAGGCGGTCATACAGGGGCTCGGTGCAATCGATCTCGGTTCGGAGTTCTCCTCGTGGGCGAATCCGGGCGAGTGGACGTTCAGCCAGTGGGCTCTGGTGATCGGCGTTGGCGCTCTGTTCCTTCTCACCATGCGGAAGGACCGCGCCGGTTACAAGGCCGCCAAGCTGCAAGCGAAAGCGGACTACTACCGCGCGTTGCAGGATGCGAGGTCGAAGCACAAGACTCTGGGCGGAAGAGCCGTCGACTACGCGAGGGAGCGGCGGGCGGCGGCTGCCGCTGCGGCTGCGAGGGCGGCTGTGGTTGCGGAGGGCTGACATGCCGGGCTACTACTTGATCGACGACCGGACCAAGACGATCACTCCCGTGACCGAGGAGGACTACGAGGAGCGCCGCCGGATCGAAAGCTCGACCCGGCGCATCGTGCCCGCCTACAGCAGCGAGGTGCAGCGTTACCTGCGGATGGGCTACCGGCTGAAGAACCCCTACATGGGCTTTCGCAAGCTGGTGTCCGCGCTCAGGAAACGGGGCGCGGAAGACGCGCGGGCGCTGGCGGCGTGGATCGGGCGGCGGAAGTACGGCAAGGAGCGGTTCCAGAAGATGGCCGCCGATGGCCGGAGACGGAATCCCGGGTCGCCTGCCGAGGCCTACGAATACATGGTCACGCTGCATGACCGCTCCGGCCATCTTGTGGAGGCCGGGCACGCGGCTTCTCTGGCCGACGCGGCCAAGTACGCGTCCCGATCCGACGTCATCCGTGACGGTTACTTCGCCTTCTGGCGCGGGGGCAGGCAGATCGCTGGAGGCAAGTTCCGTTCCGGCATGAGCGAGGACCGCTGGGCCGAGGCGTTCGCCCGTGGCGGCATCCAGTGGAGACCGAAGCGGAGAAAGGAGGCTTGATGGCGATCAACCTGAAGACTGCTGGCGGAGACTCGGCGGTCTGGACTGCTCGCGGGGGCAGCCGCCCGTTGGACAGCGGGGACGTCGCTCATCTGGATTTCGAGGCGGCGGTCGAGCTGCTGCGGATGCTGGGGTTCCGTGTGCGGAATCCGAGGAAGAAGGGCGGCGGGGAAGAAGGAGGAGCCCAGAAATGGGATGACATCTCCAGCGCTAAGGTGGAGCAGCTGATCAACTCGTCGGACCTTCAGGAGCGGTTCAAAGCGATCCGGGGAGCGCTTGTGGCCGCCGGGATGGCGAAGTCGAACAGGGAAGTATCTTCCATCGTGCTGTGGTCGCCGCGCCGTCTGGCCAACGTGAGCATCAACAGCGGCAACTCGAAAACCGGGCCGACGATGTGCACCAACGTGTCTCAGGCAAGCTGCCCGGATGGGAGGAACAACGCGAGCGGATTCCGGTGCCCGCTGTACGACTCCGGCTGCTACGCCGAGTGGGGCACGCAATCCTTCGCTCACACCAAGCACCTGAACGCGGCTTCCGGCATCAGCAGCAAGGCGACCGGCAAGGACCCGTCTAAGAGCCGCTACACGCCGGAGGACGTGGCCGAGGATGAAGCCGCCGTGCTTCGCCTCGCCCACCCGTTCTGGCAGCTGCTGCGGCTGAACAACGGCGTGCGCTTGCACGTCGTCGGCGACTGCGTCACTCCGTCCGCTGCGCGGACCGTGGGCGCTGCGGCCAAGCTCTTCGCCGAGGGACGGTTGACCGGCTCCGGTGTAAGGGAAGGCGGCGCGGCGGACGCGAAAAACGTCTGGAACTACACGCATGGCTGGCGCGACGTGCCGCGCTCGGCGTGGCCGTCCGACATCAGCGTGCTGGCAAGCTGCGACACGGTGGACGATCTGGAAGAAGCGCACCGGCGCGGCTACGGGTCGTGCGTCGTCGTCCCGGAGTACCTGCAGAAGAAAGTCGGCGAGCAGGTTGTCCACTTGGGCAAGGCGATGATGACGGACAACGGGTTCCGGCTCATTCCCTGCCCGCACGAGGTGGCGGCGAAGAACGAGAAGAACGAGCGCGTCTGGTGCCTTGAGTGCAAGCTGTGCATGAGGGACGACTTCCTCCACCGCACCAAGAGCGTCATCGCCTTTGCCGCGCACGGAACCAAAAAGGCGCAGCAGACGGCGGCGCAGTTGATCAGCATCGAGGACATGAAAGGAGCGGCTGACTGATGGGCAAGCTGGAAAACTTTTACCGTTCCCTCGGCGTTCCCACTGTGAAGAACCCCTCCAGCAGCGAGGGCCGGGAGCTCGACCGCAAGGTGCGGGCGATCATGAACTATATCGACCGCCACGGCAAGGGTTACTTTGAATCCTTGTCGGACATCAACGCGCTGCTCGACCGCACCGCATCAGCCGCCGGTCTCAGCATGGTGGACTACGTCAACACCGCCGTTCCGTACGACCGGACGGTGAGCCTTCTGCTGGCGACGTCGGATCCCAACGTGTTCGTCCATGTGTCGATCTACCGCATGCCGAGCGGGCGCTACGAGCTGGTGGCCTACCCCACCCGGGACTCGCTGCGGAAGCGCGGTCTGCAGGGCAAGAGAAGAAACCCTGCGGGCGACATGGAGGATGCTCTGGCCAACTACATCGCCCACAACGTCTACTGGAAGCTGCAGGAGGAGGCTGAACAGAGCGCGGGGATGAAGCCGGAGCACCGGGTGCCGATCCGCAGCGGGGTGGTGTTCGTGGCGAAGGTGGAGGCCTACGAGCCCGGACTCGGTCTGGCTCTTTCTGTCTGGACGGAGCGGGAAGAGGGCGTTCCGGAAAGCGAGGTACACCATCTGACGTGGAGGCAGTTCAGGACCCGGTTTGTCGATTCCTCCACTCTGGAGCCTCTGGTCGACGCACTGCACTATGCACTCCATCACGGGACTCTTAGCGGGTACCCCGGGTCCGGAGCGGAGGGGGAAGAGCCCGCACCTGTGCGGCAGAACCCTTCGATCCGTCTGGAGCGGAACCCCGAGGGCGGGGGCGAGGAGCAGGAGCCCGTGGAGGAGTCCTACTCGGCTGGCGTGGAAGAGGTGCCGGAGCTGGAGGACAGCTACGAGGAAGCCGAGAAGGTATATGAAACCTTCCACGGCAGGGACAGCGACGAGGAGGTCGTCGTCGAGGAGGCGTTCGCGGTCAGGGACAATCTGGCCGCGCTCGGCATCCTGCAAGAGCTGTCTCTGACATCGCCCGCGAAGGTGAAGTTCAAGGTCGCCTTCGAGGACGACCAGCCGCTGTTGTGCTCCAGCGTCGATTCTCTGCAGCTCTATATCATCGGCGGGGACCAGTCCATCGACGACGATACGCTGCTTGAGATCCTCGACGGGGACCAAGAGGCGGCCAACAAGGACAAGGTGCTGCTCGGCGTTCTGGACACGCTGGTGTACCAGACCGAGAAGGACTTCGACAATTTCGAAACCATCGACTACGAGCACGAGCTCGGAGAGGACGGCGGCTTCCAGCCCGCCGTCGTCTACGACCGGGTGAACAGACAGCTTGAGCTCGTCGGTGGGTCGTACAAGATCAAGCGGGAGGGAATCGTCAACTGATGGTCGCCCTTCCCTTGATATCCGCCATTGCGCGGAAACCACAGAAAGGAGAAACCGAATGGCTGTGGTGAAAGTGGTGCGGCGAGTGGCGAATCCGCGCAGGAGAGCTCGCCGCAGGCTGAATCCGATCCGGCGGCGGAAAACGATCCGACGCCGCAATCCCGCGCTCGTGCTCACGCTCGGCGCAGTGAATCCCAAACGCAAAAGGAGAAAGAACCCCATGGCTCGTATCAGTCGTCGCCGCCGGAATCCCCGGCGCAAGATGCTGTCCCTGTTCTCGGTGCCGGTGCGCCGCCGCCGGAATTCCCGTCGTCGCCGCCGGAACCCCGCTCTGGCTGTCTACCGCCGCCGCTACAGCCGCCGCCGCCGCAATCCGATGTTCGGCAGCGTGAAAGGCGCTGCTGTGCTCGGCGGCCTGACCGGCGTCGCCGCCACCCGGCTGGTTTCCAAGATCATCCCGCCCGGCATCCTCGGCTTCGCGGGCCAGTTCGCCCCGCTGCTGAGCGACGGCATCAGCGCGATGCTGGTGAGCTGGGCCGCCGAGAAGATGGGCGGCAATGGCGAAACGGCGCGGGACTTCAAGTCCGGCGTGCCCTTCGGCGCTCTGATGCTGGTCGGTTCGACGGCCATCAGCACCTTCGTTCCCGGTCTGCGGCAGTACGGCTTCGGCATCGGCGCTCTGGTGCCGGGCCAGTTCCCGATCCCGCAGAACCCGATCCGTCCCCTCGCTCTTCCGGCTCCCGCGCCGGACGCCAAGACCCGGGTCAACACCAGCGGTCTGAGCCGCGCGTTCGGCACCGCGTTCTAGTTTTACGGGGCGGAGGACGAACTCCCCGCCCCAGTGCCAACACAAAGACCCAATGAAATCCCGGCTCAGCCGGGTGAAGGAGAACAACGACAATGGCGAATGAACAGATCATCCTCGACGCATTCCAGTCGCAGGTCTACGTCGAGAACCGGATGGACGTGCAGCACACCCCGCTGTACGACACCGTTTCTTGGAGCGCCGGTGATTCGGTGACCGAGCTCACCGGGCAGTGGTTCACCAACGTGGGCCCGAGCTCCAGCAAGACGAAGGCCAAGACCAACATGACCCAGTCGCGGCGTCTGCCCGCGCCGGAGGCCTTCAGCGTGTTCGGCATCCGGGTCTACTGGAAGCCGAACGTCCTGCTGGCGGACCTCATCAGCGTGCTGGACAACTTCGCGCTCGAGTTCTACCTCGGGCAGAAGTCGTACAACCTCGGCCCGCTGTGGTACTACGCCGCCGGTGCTGGCATCGACGGCGTGGCTGCCACCACGGCCACCTCGACCACGATCACGTCGTGGCTCAACGGCGCTCCGCACCGCGAGTCGATGCACAAGCTGGCGCTGCCCATCGTCATCGAGAACCAGATGACGTTCTGGGCGCAGCTGGTCGGCACCTCGACCACGCTGACCGCCAGTGGCAGCGGCGGCACCGGCCTGACCCTCACGGTCCTGCTCGACGGCTTCTACGCTCGCGGCGTGCAGTGATCGCTGCTCCCGATGGCATGGGAGGGGGGCTTCTCAAAGCCCTCCTCCATGCTGCAAACTTGAGGAGAGGAGAAAGAGTCCATGCGATACAACCCCTACGCTCCACCGGCCATCCGGGGGCTCGGACAGACAGAGGACAAGGCCTACATCGACATCCCACGGTTCCACCGCATCGAGGTGTCGATGTCGGCGAGCGAATTCATCCGCGATCGGGCGAGCGAGTTCAGCGACGAGGGGGACTTCATCCTCCGCGCCATCAGCGTGGCGTCGTTCACCGGCGCGTTCAGCGTGCAATTCACCGACGCCAACGGCTACGCGATGTCGAACACGCTGATCAACCACTACGCCTTCCTCGGGGCGAGCAACAGCCCGGTGCCGTTCGTGATCTTCCCGGAAGTGGTGTTCCCCAAGAGCAGCAAGATCAGCTTGAACATCCTCAACCTGACGACGTCGGCCAACACCGTGATCTTCCTGTTGCACGGAGTGATGCGGGCGCAGGCGCTCAGGTAAGGAGGGCGGGCGATGGATTACTTCGACCTGCCGTTTTACTACGTCTACGACGCCTCGGGGCTGACCAACGGCCAGAGCTACGACGGGCTGGCGATTGCGGTTGACCGCGACGCGGAATTCCGGCTGCGGGCCGTGCTCGGCGTCAATCTGGTCTGCTCCGGCGGGATGTACTTCTACGACGGCGACGGGAAGCCCGCGACGCCGCGCGGATTCATCCATCCGGGCGACCAGCCGCTGCTGGTGCAGCCGGAGATCGTCTATCCGCCAGCCGGTCAGATCCGGTTCTCTCTGTCGAACGTGCAGCGTGCGGCGCACAACTACACCGGCACGCAGAAGGCATATTACAGCCGCCTGTGCTTCTACGGCGTGAAGCGGTTCACCGGCGAACGCGCCCGGTCGATGCTCGATCAGCAGAAAGCCTCGGCGGCCTTCCGCCACTTCCCGTACCAGAATCGGAACGACCTGACCGTGAGCATCTACAGCCACGTCAGCCCGGGCTTCACGCAGGAGGAAGCGCCGCGCCAGTTCCGGGTCGAGGTGGACAACTACGGCTACGACTGGTTCGCTCTCGCGGGCGAGCCGGATCTGCTCAACAACAAGCTGCTGCTGATGCCCTACGACTCCAGTAGCACACGGCAGCTGGCGAGCGACTATGTGCCGTCGGCATTCCTCGCGTGGCGTCCGTACCGGCCATGGGCGTGCTTCCCGTCGGTTCCCCTGTTCTTCCCGGCCAACGGCATTCTGCGGCTGGACTGGATGAGCCGGTACACGGACGCCGACACGCTGCCTGCAACCGTGCCGATCACATTGATCGGGGCACGGAGGATCGGATGCTGAGGATGGAGGGCGTATGCTGAGCGCAATTGCGGATGGATTCACGCTGCACCCGGGCATGATCGAGATTCCGGGCAGGTACGAGCCCATGGCCATCGCGCAGCTGGAGCTGCTGCGGCGATCGAAGACCTATCGTCCGTATTGGGTGAGAGTGCCGGAAGGAAGCCAGACGGTGGGGGCCTTCGGCAGCTTCCAGTATCAGGTGCATCTGAAACCGGGCAGCTGGCTCTACGGGCTGCAGCTGACCGTGCTTGACGTTCTGGACCAGCCGGTGCTGTCGATGAACAGCGCCGTGCTGAGCATCCAGATCACGGAGACCTACAGCGGGGCGCAGTTGTTCAGCGAGCACAGCCGCACGCAGCCGCTGTGCAATCAGTGCTGGTTCGGCGACACATCCCGGCTGCAGTTTTTCCCGCTCGCAGAGCCGAAAGTGATCATCGATCCCGGAGATCTGGACATCGATGTCTGCAACCTGACCGATCTGGCCCGCAAGTGGGAGCTGATTCTGTTCACGGCGGAACCGTACGAGCTGGTGGAGGCCTGACATGGACGCGTATTTGACGAGAGCGGACATCCCCCTGCTGAAGCGGTCGGAGAAAAGCGCGGAGAAGCTCGTCGCAGCAGGCCTGCCGGTGCTGCAGCTTCGGAACATGCTTGCCAACCTGACGGCTTCTTTGGGCGTCTACAACGTCTACCGCACCTCCAGAAACCGGCTGGAGATCGTAGACGCCAAGGCCGAGTCCATCCGACACGCCAAGCTGGCGAAGAACGACTACACGGACCTTGCCAAGCGGATCGAGTCAGGCATCCCGGATCCGAAGGCCCGGAGGAAGATCCGCAAGGTTCTGGACGATGTCCACTTCGGAGTCATCCACCGCATGAGGGTGAGAAAGGACGGGCTCTGATGCTGCAAGGACAGTATGTTCCTCGAGCTACGGACGCGGACCGGGAGTTGTGGACAATCACGTTGGAAACGCCCCGTTGGAAGAGCGACCGTCTGTTCGGGTCCAGCAAGTACAAGAGCGACCAGCCGCCGTGGCTGGTGATGCCGCCGAATGCGGTTCCGTTCCAGAAGTTCAGCTCCATCGCGCTGCCTGCGGCCAACGGTCAGGACAATACGGTGGTGCAGTTCACCGTGCCGCAGGGCTTCGATGGCGTGATCAGCTCTCTGGTGCAGCAGTACACGGGCACAGGGTTCGTCGAGGGCAGCGGCGATTTGAAGTGGCGCATCCGCATCGGCGACCGCTGGGCCGAGGACATGGGCAACATGATCACCCAGCTTGGCAGCCTCCAGTCGCCGTACCAGATCTACCGCAGCGGGGTGCGGCTGCGGGAGTCGGACACGGTCACCTACATCGTCAACCATGCGACGGGGAGCGGTCTGACCGGCGGGCGCATCGTCTGCGGCTGTTTCGGGTGGTACTATCCCACCGCGTGAGGTGACCGATGGCGAACGGCCTGTACCGCAAGGCGTGCGAGAGCTACAGCTTCCCCAACATCGTCGGGCACACCATCAAAGTGAGCCTGATTCGCACGGCTGGTGGCTACACGCCGAACCTGAACACGGACCAGTTCTACTCGATCATTCCCGGCGCGGCGGTGATTTTCGACGGACCGGCGCTGACCGGGAAGAGTTTCACCGGCGGGGAGTTCAAGGCCGACGACGTCAACTTCGGCGTGGTGCCCGCGAGTCCGGCGGCGGATGGCATGGTCATCTGGCGCGACAGCGGAAACCCGGCCACCAGCGAGCTGCTGGTGTGGTATGACACGGTGCCCGGTCTGCCGGTGACGCCGGACGGATTCAACTACATCATTATCCAGTGGCCGACGACGTTCATTTTCCGGCTGTGAGGACGAGATGGCGCACACGGTTCTGTGGATCGACGGCTTCGACGAGATCGCGAGCACGGATCAAAAATACTCGTCCACAGAGAGAAACCAGACGTGGGCCACGGATCCGACGCCGGCCTACGGCTACGGGAAGGCGATGCGAGTGCAGAACGGATGGGTCGCGCCGATTCTGACCGGGTCCCCGTACACAGTCCTGTTCGCTGCGTTCGACCTCCTGTTGTACACCACGTTCGACGTGAGTCAGCTCCAGTTGGAATTCTGGGACGATCTCGCAGGACAGGCGCAGTGCTATTTGAAGACTTCGCTCAACCAATCCGCTTTGAAATACGATCTGGTGCTGTATCGAGGTGCCACCGCGCTGTATACATGGACTGCTGTTCTCGACCACGCCATTCACAACCATGTCAGCATCCGCTGCGAGGTCAACAGCAGCACCGGCAGCGTGACTTTGGCGGTAAACGGAGTGGACAAGGGGACTTTCACCGGCAACACGCAGAACACGACCAATACCCGGATCGACCGGTTCCGCATCAACATGACGGTGAACAACTCAAGAGTCGGAGTAGACAACTGGGTGATTGCCTCGGGGCTGATCACCGATCCACTGTTGCCTGTGACCCGGGTCTACGGAGCTAACATGCCCAACGCTAACATCGCCGTGGCGTGGACTCCGAGCACCGGGAGCAACTACCAGACGGTGGACGAGATCCCTCCGAGCGATACAGACTACAACAGCACGTCGACTTCCGGGGCGCAGGACGTGTTCTCCCACGCGGCGCTGTCCGGCGTCGGGGATCAGGTTCTGGCGGTGCGGGCCAACGCCCGGGCATGGAGAGACTCGACCGACACGATCCAGAATCTGGTGCGGGTTAGCGGCACGGACTACTATGGCTCGACGAAGACGCCGTCGTCGAGTTATCTGAGCTACGGCCATGTGTGGGCGCAGAATCCGGCGACGAGCGCGGCGTGGACGCCGAGCGACGCGATTGCCGCGCAATTCGGATACAGGAGGGTGTAAATGGCGTACACGATTCTCTGGATGGACGGCTTCGACGAGATTGGAAACGCGAACCAGAAGTATACCGAAGGCGGCGAAATCAACTACGCGCAGGCTACGAACACGACAGTAGTCCCGTTTTCCTATGGCAGGTCGCTGAAGTTCAACAACTCCAACGAGGTGGTTCTCCAGAAGGTGATCTCAGGCGCACCGTACACGACGTTCTTCCTCGGGTTTCATTTCTACCTCAACTCCACGGACACCACGGAGAGGAACTTCATCCAGTTCTTGGACGCGCAGAACAACGTGGTGCAGATCGAGCTTCGGCGCATCTGGGACAACGTTCTGCTGAAGCACGTCCTGCGTCTTTACCGCGGATCTACATTGTTGGCAGCTACCACGGACGGGATCCAGCAGGCGACTTGGACATGGATCAGCGTGAAGTACGTCTGTCATCCAAGCACCGGAACCGTCGAGGTCAAGATGAACAACTCCACGGTGCTGACCTTCACCGGAAACACCCAGAACGGAGCTGTGACTCAGGTGCATCGCCCTGTGATCCGCACCGGGTTGGCAATCACCGACTTCTATGTTGACAACCTCGTGGTGGCCACCGGACTGACAACGGACGATCTGTTGCCGGAATGCAGGATCTTCGGTGCCGTGGTGCCGACGTCGAACGACAGCATCGCGTTCACTCCGAACGCAGGCACGAACTGGTCGAACGTGAACGAGATTCCGCCGAACGACGACACGAGCTACAACTACTCGAACACGGTTGGCGCAACGGACGTGTTCGTCTGCGCGCCGCCGACGCTGACCGGGGTGGTCTACGCCGTCAAAGTCAACTTCCGGGCGAGGAAGGACGACGCCGGAGTGCGGGAGCTGGCATCGGTCATCAAGCCCGGAACAACTGTCCATCAGGGGTCGGCCATCGAGATCACGTCGAACTACTTCAATCGCGGATACATGTGGCAGACGAACCCGGACACCGGCGTGGGCTGGAACCCCGGAGATCTGACCAGTCTGAAATTCGGCTACAGGATCGTGACCTGACATGGCGGTTCGAGTCAGCCAGACCAACAAAGAGATTGCGGGCACGTCGAGCACGCCTGCTTCCCGAGTCACGCAGGCGCAGGCCGAGATCCTGACCGGGCAGGCCAATACCAACGCCCGGGTGACGCAGCTCAGCACGGAGATCATCAGCACGCAGGCTGGGGCCAACGTGTGGGCGACACAGTCCACGGTTGAGATCCTGCTGTGGCTGAACAGCTGGATGATCTACGATGTGCCGAGTCTGGACGAGTCAAGTGTGCCCGCGCCGACCGTGGTGATGAGTCCGCCGCCGCCGCCGCCGGTTTTCTACTTCTACCCGTCCGGCGGCGGCAAAGTGCTCAAGTACAAGCCGACGACATCGGAGGCGGACACCCGGCTGCTGGAGCGGCAACGGTTGTGGGAGGCCTACGCGCGGGCGGCGGTGGAGGGCAGCGGGATGTCCGGTCTCAGGGTCTCTCTGGGTCGGATCACGAACGGGCTGCGATGGCTGGAGCCGGGCCGCCAGCGGCGGC